TTAGTAGCGATAAGGTTTAAAGTCATACCAGAGCAGCATGGCATATCGCAGAAGTAGCTCTTTAAGGACTTTTTTCTCAGGGTCATTTTCCACAGCCACTACTTGCGCCTGAATGGCTTCGAACTCCTCGTCAAGATCATCATAGCAAGTGATCCCGGCATCCTTGATCAATGAGTCTAAAACAACCTTCTCAATTTTGCTTAACTTATAACCAGGTGTACCTTGCTTTTCTGTAAGGTAGTCAAAAATCTGCCTAAACAACCATTCTACATCATGTGATGAAGACCCGTTCATATGCTTCCCTCTTGGTTTATTTCCCATGAATATATAAAGATATGACTGATTTTGGTCAAGTAACAACCTTCACAAGATTTTTATGAAAGTGCATTAAACTGAGACACCATATCAGTATCAACTAATGTAACCGGGTAATACACCAGACGCTTGAGATATGTATTGGAAACCGCTGGAGGTGTCGTTCTTGCTCGCCCGATCATCAGCCGGTTCAGTTGAGTTGATACCAGCGGTTCGCCACTGTACTTGTTGATGCCGTCAAATACACGCATATCGCCGTTGATAAACGAACTGATGAAGGCCTGGTGACCGTTTCTCACTTGCCCCAAACGTTTAACTTCCACGGTCATCTCTGAACTGCCGATAATTTTAGCTGCTGCAGTAAGGTTCTGATTGGTGATGCTGTTACTGATACGACGATTCATAAAATTCACATACTCAGCCACAGAATCATTGTCAAAACAGACAATGGCCTGCCCGGCATTATATACCCCGCTCATCGCCTGCAGGCTAGCTGGCATGTTGTAATCAGCGAAAATAGAGCCACGGTCCGCTGCCATAAAATCCAGATCCTGCCGAACCGTGCAAACTTCATCCGGGCGTGTCACCGTCGCACCAGCTGTTGGAATATACGGCGTCACACCATCCCAGTTTTCAATCTGTCCAGCCCAGATGTAGATCCCTTTTCCAGTGCCGGTGTAGGCCGGTAATGCCGCCGCAGACGTCACATCATTGACCAGTGCCAGGGTAAATTTCGGTGAAGCGGCTACAGTCGGAGTGATCGTGATACTGATGCGGTTCCATCCGTTTTTAAATTTACGGACGCTGGTTTGCAGGATACCCGTCGAGCTACGGGTGCGAACGCCATTAACCAGGTCAAAGTTGGCATACTGTGGGGTTGCAACAGCGCCCTGAGCAACGAGCTGAATAATACTGGCAGTATTGGCCTTCGCAAAAATACTGAACGTTACCGGAGAGCCTATCGTTGCCGCTGGCGTGGCATTTTCGAGCATGGAGTGAATCAGGTCGGAGCTATCCGTTGTCTCATTGAATGGCGATGCTGTCGGGTTTCCGTCAGGAGCTGTTGTTTTTGCTGCGGTGGTAGAAACGTTCGTTTTTGTCCATGTAGACCCGGAAAAGTTTTCGCTGTTTGCCACCTGGTTGGTTGTTCCCGCAGCAACCCGCAGCCCAAGGCACTCACCTGTGATCGGGTCATACTCGATCGCGGCCTCGCCCGCTGCGAGATACTCGATTAATCCGCTTTTATTTACCCGTGTTGTTTCCGATGCGCGAGTAAAGGTTACCACGTCAGCCAGACGGCGGGAGCGAATTGCATTACCGGTTGTTCTGCCGAGGGCAATATAAAGCTCTTTCTCAAAGTCCAGGTAAAGGCTGGCCAGTTTCGGCATAGGGGCCTGCGGGGAAGGAAGTACGGCAGCATCGCCCTGATAAGTTTTATTGCTCTTGATTTGAGTTGCCATTGTCAGATTCCTTATTTAGGGCGACATTAGTATTTGTGAAGGTATTTTCTGAAATCGCTCGGCTTTGACCATCTTCTCTATATTTTAAGAAAACACAGTCCCGCCTGTTATTCCTGCAAACAGTATTTTTGATATGATTTTTAGTGGTGGACATTATCAAATCCCCGGATTGTTCAGCATGGTGACGCGGGTTTGCGTGCCGGTCAGATTCAAGGTGTTCTGTGCATTTCCAACGCAGTGGTTAAAGGAAATATCGACATCGGTCAGTGCGCCAGTAGCATTAACTGGGTATTGCTGAGTAGGCGTAGACTGGATGTCGCGAATTTTATTGCCACTGAACGAGCTGAGTTTTACCTCTGAGGCCAGGTTAATTCCGTTTCCGGCAGCGGTCAGGCCGTTATTCCAGAAGCGGTTATTAACTACGTCCATATTGATGGCTGTGCCGTCTTCCAGATGGAAACCATGGCGACCATTGCGGTAAACGTCATTCCCCTGGATAAACATACTTCGGACTTCTTGTCCCGGCGCTTTAAAGTTAATCCCATCCTCTCCGTTATCGCGGATGGTATTGCCGTCAATCTGGTATTCGCCGTCACGCTGTTCAGTCGTGCTGTTGTAATAGACGCCATGCCTGGCATTTTTGGCGATAATATTGCCCTGCAGGCGCCCGCGTGAACCGGGATATGCCAGCACGGTCCCCGGACTGATAACGACTCCGTAATTATTTTCAGAGAAGTTATTCCCGATCATAATCATTCCGTCCACACCGCAATCACCCATCCCGCCGTTATTACCGGTACAGGTGTTCCCCATGATGATGGTGTGTTCAGAGCTGTAAGGTGCGTTAGTACCATGCTGTTTCTCAAGGAATATGCCGAAGTTCTTACCGTTGCGGCAAAAGTTTCCAGCAACATAGAGCGGTTCACTCTGCGTGCCACCAGCGCCCAAACCAAGGCCAGATGCCCCGGCAGGGTTATCATTACCGGATGGTGCCAGCCGCCCAAAGTTCTCCACAACGCATTCGGTAATCGCGGAATCGCGCGCAAAGTCGATGCCGATCCCAGTCGCGCCAGAGTTTCTCACCCGCAGGCGGTGCAGGTGGCCGCGGCGGTAGAAGTTAAAATACAGCCCCTTCGTCCGTGGGAGATAACCTTCATCAGGCAACACCTGGTCCTGACAATCCACCTCAAAATCGGAATACACAAAATCCGTCAATTCCGGAACGGGATTCGTCGGTGATGTGGTGAACTGGAGAGCCGAATATGAGCCATACGGCATCAGGATTGTTTTTCCAGTACCGGCGCCAATAATCGATACGTTCGGCGCGGGTGTGAGGAATGAGCTCAGGCGGTACACTCCAGGAGGAAGATAAATCACCCCGCCGTAAGGATTTCTAGCCATGTCCCGGATTGCGCGCTGGATAACCTGTCGCGCATCCTCCTGACTGGACGGGTCCCAGCCGTAATCTTTGATGCTGGTGAGAAACCGGCTATCTGTCTGCTGCTGAAGGCGTTTAGACAGGCTGACCAGCATGTTATTAACGGATGTCGGAAGCCCCGGAAGGTTAAGACCGCCCAGTTCGTCGATATAGCCATATGCCGCCTTATCGGCCGCGCTCAGCGTGTTGAGAAACGGCCCTGGGACAGGCTGAACCTGAGCCAGCAGATCCTGCAACGGAAAATTAGTAAGAGGGATACGGATTTTACCTTCCGCATCGGTAATAACGAGCTGTACCCCGTCTTTATCCGTAGCTGAATGAAGATTCGAGGAGTTGTCTTTCCAGCTTCGCGATGCCATTTCCTGAAGACTTTCATTCATTCCGGAGAAGAATTTTTCTCCAGATTCTGTTTCCAACTCAGTGGTCATTCCGTCAGCAGTAATGGATTTTGATAAATTACTGTCATTATTTTTATCAATGGACTCACTAATGGTGGCATCAACATACCCCTGAGATGGCATTACTCTGCCCGTCGCCGACAGTACACCGCTATTGTTGACGACCTCAATAGCCAGCGCACTATCATCAGGGCTGCGGTAATAGGTTGTGCTCCCTTCAGGGATATTCGTTATATCCGCCTGAGCATCAGCAAGCGTCATGTACTGGCGACTGAGGGGGATAAGGTTCTGTCGGGTTTCTTCAACAACTCTGGAAGCATCGGCAGAAACTTTTTCAAGATTCTCGTCTGCATCTTTTTCCATCCCTGCCATTGTTTTCCGTACAATCCCTGTCCGCGTTGTTAAAGTGTTTTCATCGCTACCTACGAATTCGTCAATAGACAACATGTTATCCCATGCGTTTGGCATGGATGCAGACGGTACTTGATCACCGGTATTATATTTATTCATGGTCGCCCCAATAAAAAACCGACCATAAGGCCGGTTTGCTTGCTGGTAATTTAGTGACTTAATTCTTGCTATTTATTTTAGAATATTCTTTATCATCGTAAAATAGGCCGTCCGCCTTATTATAAAACATGCCTGGCTGGCAAAATGTCTCGTCGCCATACTTAATAACTCCCAAATCATCAGGAGAGTAATCATCATCAGCAACAATAATATTGTCTACCACACCTTCTTTCAGGACAGCATACTTGCTTACCATTACGAATATTCCTCAATATATATAATTCCTGATTTCCCTTGTCCGCCATTGTAAGAGTTTCCAGACATGGCAGCGTCATATGCACCACCACCACCGGAACCATAACAATCCCCTGCTACGCCCACACGTGCACCCCCTCGACCACCGCCACCCCAATATGATGATCCACCATTGCCGGGGATAATCAGGGAGCCATTTTGCCCATCAGTGCCGTAACCTCCAGGAAGGTTAACCGAGCCACCAATAGAAACACCGCCTTTCCCGCCTGCCAGCGTTGTGACTCCTGATTTCTGACCACCCTCTCCGCCCAATCCGCTGATGCCGTTAATGATTGAGGTTCCGCCTGTTCCACCCTGGAAAGCACCAACACCAGCAGAACCACCGGCACCTACAGTGACTGTATAGCTGGATTCAGTTACAGCAAAATACGCAATGGCCGTACCGCCAGCGCCGCCGCCGCCACCTGAAATTGATTCTGTTCCGGATGTTCCCTGACAACCGCCACCACCGCCACCACCACCAGTAACAATAACTTTTACATGTTTGGTTCCTGGCGATGGGATGTAGGTCCCATTTGCGGTAAAGCTAACAATATTCTGCAACCGGCCAGGGACAGAATTGCGAAGGGCACTTTCGAGACTGGCCAGCAAGGCAGGTAAATTCCCGTTATCAAGGACGTCATCCCCGCTGTTATCAGAAATAAACTGCGCCACAACCGCCGCAATAGTGGATGATTGTCTAATTGCTTTGTTTACTTGTGCCGATGAGGCTTTGCCAGAAAGAAAACCAGATGCCAGAGCCGAAAGATCCTCATAATCTGCTTGAGACATCACATTTGCACCATTGCCAATTGCAAAGGCTTTAAAATCATTTTTGGCCATTAAAATTTTTCTCCCCATGAGCCTTGATCAAATCCCGCGATAAATTCGTTATCAATATCGAACCCAAAAAACTGATAACCATCACTGGTTGTCTCTATTTCTTTTACTCTCACTCCGGCAGCTTTGATGGTCATATAACCGCCACGAATGGCCCACCAGAGTTCACTGTTAACCTGGTCAAGTGGATTTGCGTCATACCGTGAGGGGACATAACCAGGTGGCAACTTGATAAACGGACCTCTATTCACTGCACTGTCCAGAATAAGTCTGTCCGTCTCGCTCATGACCGCTGCCGGGTCACCGAGTATCCAGATAGAAATCGACATATCCTGGTTATCAATAATCGCCATACGTATGCCGGAGCCAGCCAGCGCAGAGTCGAGAATAGGTGGTAATGTGTCGTTCTGACCGTTCCAGTGATTGATAGCGATTTTAACCTTCAATACCAGGCGATAAACTTCATCGCTCAGGTCAAGAAAACCATCATCCGGGTCAAATGGCCCCTGCCATACACCCTGATCCCATCCAAGCTTTTCAGTATCCCAGGAGAAATACACACCAGAGATTGGCGTGTTAACCCTTCGCTTTCGCCCTATCCACTCGCCAAGAATATCCAGTTGCTTACCAACTGCCGTATCAATATCAAAAGCCGATATCATTCCTGTCATCGTCTGTGAGATATCAATTAGGGGCCGCGTGGAAAGATCTACATGAGAAAAGAATTTCGGCTTTCCGGCATGATAGTTTGATATCCGGTCTGTGTATTTGCTCATGGCGTCACTTCCAGATGGATATTATCGATACTACAGGATGCTGAATGGTCGAAGGCAATCACAACGTTAGCAGCAGCAACCGTATCAGCAGACGTCCCGATCAGCAGCTCTGTAATGTCGTAATAACGAGAGTTACCGCCACTGACCACTCCCAGATTAGCTGGGGAGTAGACACGGCTTATCACTACATTCGCGCCTATAGCCAGGGAGTTGATATACGCCGCTACAGCAGCTTTTATTTCATTCCCTACCTGAGAGGTATACCCGGTTAGAGGTTCGATCGTAATGCTGACAAAAATAGGCACATCAACCGGGCGCGAGAATCCGACCGGGTGAGGACTGCCGTACATGTCCGGCACAGAAATGATTGTGCTGCCGTATGGCGTCGTTCCCTGGTCTTTTACGCCACGAATCGTGTTTGCAATCTCCGTAGCGTCTCCACCTTCAACAATTGCGGCTATTGAGTGCGGCGGTAGGCCATTGGCGTCAGGCACGTCCTGATCGTTCTCATACAATTTGTGACGAGTGACGCCTTTAATATTCGCAATTGCACCATCAACTGCTTCAAACGGCGTGATAGAGGCCAGGGCAACGCTTTGTGACTGCCTGATGCGAAGCTCTGAATCTTTCTCCGCAGCCGCGCCAACAGTAGCGGCCTGTGGGTTATTTGCAGATGACCAGCCCCGCGTAGGCGTGTTGATTTTGTTCACCGTTCCCGCCAGTGCGGCGACAGCACCAGTGTTTGCACAGGTTGCGGTAGCAACAATCGTCCCATCAATGCCGATTGATACTGTTTCGGGAAGATTCCAGACAACCCCGTTTGCATCCTTCACAGAGCCATTAGTGATTGTGGCTCCAGCCGTGCCGGTTAATAGCAAGTCAACCGTTGAGTTCGTCGCCTCGTGCCGCTCGATGCCGTTAATTTTTACGTTGCTGGACAGTCCCACGCCGATCCCGGTTGATGGTGAGAAACTGTTATATACCTGAATAGCCGTGTTGTTGGCGTCATGGATTGCCAACGCCAACAGCGCGATTAGCTGACCATCTTTACTATCCGGATCGATATAAGCATCACTGCCGTAAATCTGCTGAAAATATCCCGTCACAGTAGACAGGATGGTTTGATAGTCAGGCGCACTTATCCCCTCAGCGGTTACCGTTGCCGATAAGCCGAGTGATTCAAGGTCCAGAGCCATTACGCCTCCGAGGTTACTGTCGTTGTCCCGTAGATGGTTTCCACCGTTGCTGTGAATGTTACGCGCCGTGTGCGGCTGTCAACGGTAGTATTAAAGTCGGTGATGGATTTCACCCCGCGCGTTTCAAGAATGCGTTTTCGAATAGCGAGGTTATAGGTTTCTGGCTTGTGCTTTCCGAGGACAGATTGTATCCAGGGTGTTCCTTCTGTCGTATCAAGGAACCATTCGCCGTACCAGAGCAGGAAGCGCGTTTTAATGGCCTGCGCGACGGCCTCCGGAGAGTTAACCAGCCAGGTATCATCACCCTGACCAAACGTATAATCCCCGTCATCATCTTCTCGACGGTAGCGCATGTTATCCCCCAAGCGGATCTGTATTACTCCCACCAGATTCAACGCCGCCGTGCGTGTGCTTATCGACAATGGAACCATCCACCAGCTGCAGGCGACCATCCGGGAGGATTTTCAGGCCATTCAGATTGAATCCACCAGGCGCGGTACCATTGATTTCACCACTCGAAGGATTAAGGCTCAGCTTTGTACCGCCATCATCACTACGGAGTTCTACCGAGCTGTTACTGATGCCACCGATTTTCTTTGCCTGTGATTGTGGGCCGACAATGCAGAACGCATCAGATAAATCGTGCATCCTGTCGTCTACCGGCTCCTGAATACCGCCGCTTTGCCACCAGAAATCGATACAGCGGTCACCGAATATCACCAGGCATTCATCACCCTCTTTGACTGGAAAGGTCAGCGTACAGCCGCCGCCACGAGGGAAAATCACTGGAACATCGGTAAGCAGTGGGTAATCCTGTGTTTCAGTAGCACCATCGTTATCACGCTCAACATAGCGGATAGCCGGCTGCACAACTGCGGTTACTGATTCAGGATCAAATGACTGAATAATGCCGGGTAGCGCGACGCGGATTTGTTCCTTTAAAACTTTCCGTTCTGACTCGAAAGTTTCATCAAGGGAGCCGCTTCGAGTTTGATTGGACGAAGGCATTTTAAACTCCGTATATGAAAAAACCCGCCTAAGCGGGTCATTTTATGAATAGGAAAATTGAATTTATTGCTTATGCCACAGCCGCTTGCTTTTCAGCAACAGACTCATCATTCATCTCTAAACTGCGGTAATATTGGAGAGCCGCAGGATTGGCAACATATTCAACCTTCCCATGATGTTCCTCAACGCACTTAATAATTTTATCCAAATCAGTTTTAAAGAACTCTTTACGAAGATTAACTTTATTCAGCCTTTCCCCATTTAGTTTATTATGAAGCGTTGATTCTAGTGCAGGTGCATCATCGCAACTAATCATTGCATGAACATCAAATTCAAATGGAACGCTTGCACCACTTAACTCACTAATACGGTCTAGAGGTTCAAGGCGACGAGTCATACCAATTTTATAGACATTCTCACCAAATGAACCGATGTTAGAAATGACATAAACATGTCCCTGCTTAGTCATTTGCGCCATAGATTTTGCTCGCTCATACTGTTTATGAACATCTTCAATTTCCTGCTCTAACTGGCGGCGAGTTTCTTCCAGTTCAAGGCGATGTTCTTCATCTGCCGCAAGAAGTGCTTCTTCTACCGCCTTTCTTCTTGCCTCAAGCTCCTGTTCTTTCGCCTCAGCCTCTTGCTGCTGTTTCTCAAGCTCTTCAGCTCTTTGACGCTCTTCTCGCATTTGACGTTTCAGCTCATTCTGTGCCTCACGCTCATCTTGAGCTTCCTGTAGGGCCAAAACTTTGTCCCTGAATTCTTTTTCAACCGAATTCCAGTCGGAATTATCAACAAGTTCGAAGAAGTCATATTTCGCGATAAGAGTCTGATAAATTGCTTTTTCTTTTTTGATATCTTCGAGTTTTTTCTCAAAATTTCTCAAAGTTACAGAAGAGAGAAGCGTTTTCCTTTTATAACGGTAGGTATCATCAAGAACTTTTTGTATTTCATACTGTGCTGTCTGATGCTCAGATAGAAAACTCTTTTCGAAATTGAATGCGTAATCAACTGCTCTTGCGAGGATCTCTTTGCTCTTAGCCCTATTTTTCTCGATAGTATCTCTAAGTTCATTTTTTAAGTTCTCGTGTTCAAGCTCACGAATTATTTCGTGTTTCCTGAACTTTTCTATAGCCTCTTCCTTTTCTTCTCGTTCTTCATTAAGTGAACGTCGATGATTACTTTCTAAAATTTCAATTTTGCTTGTGTAAGTCTTTTTGTAATATTTTGATGTGAAATACCAGGCGAACAATGCACCTAATCCCAAAACTATCAAAATTGCGTACAGCGCTTCCATTGAAGATTACTCCTTGTATTGGTTGTAGTTACGGTCACAAAATATACCACAACCAATCAGTAGATAGTAACCTATTGAAAATGCATGTGATTAATTATCCACTTTTTTGCATGGATAAGAACCAATGATTTTCGGTGCATCCATGCTGTTCTGCAGCAGTTGAACGTTCAAAAAACGCTTATCGCTACCAGGGCGGTGAATGTACTCAAATCCGTAGTTATTCCCGTCTTTGGCTGGCATCAAACCCATCTCAATTTTGATGCCATCAGTCCCCAAGTTTGTGATTTTCTGGGAGGTCACACGCTCACCGTTGACCATATCCATTTCACCTACCTTTGCAACAATGGTGTACGGACCACAGTATGCAGTATACCCGCTTGCTGAGGCACCAAATGACATCATAGCTGCAATGCAAAAAGCGAATGCTTTCAAACTTACCCCCGGTTGAGCGAATCCTGAGTTCTCAAATCTTGAGCCCCACGCGCTTCACACATCATATCCATGTACCACGCCTGGCCCCTTGTGTCGCCAGTGTACATAATGCCGCGCACAATATAAACGCCGTCCGTAGCAATGCTGGCAGGCTGTGAGGTGGTTCCGGTTATTGAGATGTTCCCGTTATTGTCCTGATCGGTAATGCGTCCACCAGCCATAGCGATATCATTATTCGCGAGTGCGGTGCGGTAGACAGATGCCTGATCAAGCTCAATCAGGCCATTAACCCGAATGTTTGGGTTAATCAGAGCGCGTACGTTCACTCCGTTGCCGATCGTTTGTTGAGGCATGCCAATTAGCCCGGTTGCGCTGTTCAACACAATAGCTTCGTGCACATACTCATTTTTTGCCACCATCTGGCGCTGACCATCAACGAATTGCCAGGTTGCGCCGCATTGCCTTGCGACGTTATCCATCAGGTCTCGCGTCATACCAAATAGCACGCGCCCGCGTGGGAAGACGGTAGCAGGCATTGGCGGGGTGACGCCCTCAGTCGCGCCCTTCGCCTCGAAGTCCTTCATCAAAGCGCGGTTCATATCGGCTACGGTATATCCTGCCGCCAGCGTCTGCACCGTGATTGAAGAGGTAAACGCCAGATCGGTATCTGCGGCCTGAATCAGTACGAACGAATCAACCGGGTTATCTTTGCCTGTGATGGTGTAGCGAATATCGCCTGTAAACAGCAATCCCCAGTTACGACCGTCAGACTGCCCCACCTGAGAAGCATCGACCTCACGAACGCGGCCTACGTCGCTGGCGTCAACATCGGCGGCAATACCATCATAACCAGCGATTACGCGAATAGTGGCAAATTCACTACCGGTGATCCGGTTCACCGTATCCGCAGACAGATTATAAATCTTAAACGTCCCGGTTCGTGTAGCGCTGCTGATGTTGAACCAGTCGATTGTGAAAGTAACTTTGAAGTCACCCAGGTCTATTCCCTTCCCGTTTTCGTCCAGTAGCTGCAGTTCGAAATGCCGCATCCAGTTTTGTGACATAATTACTCCGTTATTGCCAGTAAGTGGCTGGCGGTACCGAGATCGGTTTGGGTTGGGTAATCCTGGTTCGCATCGTCGCAAACCACGGCGAGTTTGAAACCAAACCCGAGATAGGAATACTGAGCCAGCAGGTCAGCGCCAGTCACAAGGGGGATACCTTTAACCACCTGGTTACCGCTGCTATTGGCGATATCCAGAACCCAGCACGGATCACGCCAGGTGATGCTTATCTGGTAGGTAACACCCGCCAGAATGGTACTGAATTGCTGGTTATCAGCAGTGAGGGGGATTTCGTATACCTGCATCAGCCGCCTCCAATAATTGATTTGAGCCCCTGCCAGCCAGAGCTAAGCAAGGATTCGTTTTGAGGCTTTGCGGCTTTTGTGCCGGAGTTGATAACGGCTGACGTATTGGCCCCCTCTTTCATATCGGCTTTATCGGCTACCGCTATCTGCTGAGTCTGGGTGATAATCACTTCACGGAGCGTTAATACCGCCATCAGTACATTTTCTGATGTACGGTCAGTGGTGACCTCAATCGCCCTGATCAGCATGTTGCTGTATAGCCTTTTACCTGTGACGACATCAAAAGGGATCCGGCTGGACTGCAGGTCCAGTATTTGCTGATAGGTTTCTTTAGGGCTCAGGCCAAGCGTTAAGCCCAGAGAGGACGTATCAATGAAATCCAGCAGCGAACCACCACCAGCAAACCCCACTTCCATCACGACCTCTGAGGGACGTTTATAGGCATGATCTGAAACAGGAGCCCCCGTTTCGACGGGGTGCTCAGTAATTTCCAGCGTGTCGTTATGCTTCTCAGAAACTACAACGCTGGGAACAATCAGACCAATACGCCGGGACTGCTGCTGAAACAGCGTAGAAAGGATATCCATCAACCTACCCCGCTCTGGTTTTTGCGCATTACCCTGGCATTTGCATCAATCTGGCGGCGTCCGACCTCCTGACCAACTTCCATAGCGTTACCGCCGTGAATGTTATAGGTGTTGTTTTGCTGAATTGATGCGCCTGCAGCCTGATACGCTAAAGGGCTTTGCCAGTTGGCGTATCCCTCTTTACGGGCCATAGACTGCATCAGGGAAGCCATCGTATTAGGGTTATTCAGATTCAATACGGCATCAGGGGAAACGCCCATCCAGCCAGCTACCTGTTTGGCGTAAAGCTGAGGATCGTTGTTATCGCCAGCAGGAGCCCAGGTACTCACGATGTCCTGGACCGTTTGCAGCATGCGCCCCGTCGTTTTCCCGGTGAAATATCGCATCAGCTGGTTTTTCATCGCCTGCCATCCTTCCAGCGCAGAGCCAAAGGAACGGAAGCCGTTACCACCTACCGGGCGAATATTTCCAGGGTTGTTGTTGCGGTCTGCAAGCGTGTTACCTTCACCACGGAAAAATCGTCCGACGCTACGAGGGTCAAAACCAAACTTATCCTTAATCCAGTCAGCCGCTCCATTAGCGCTATCAGATACACCTGGCAGAGCATCCGGGTTATTGTTGCCCTGGCTCAGTAGTTGCTTACCAATACTGGCAGCGTCGGACCAGCGCCCATCCTTGATAGCGCTCAGCAGGTCACCAATCATGCTCAGCATCTTACTGAATTCGCCCATCTGGCTGATGAAGTTGCTGAAATCCCACTTCAGAGACCAGGATTTAGGGTCAATATTCAGAAGTTTTGCCAGTGCCTTCCCCAGATCGACGACGGTCTGCCGGAGGTCTTTTACCATCTTCAGGGCGGCGTCTACTTCCGGCTTCCATTTCCCCCAGTCAATCAGGCTTTTGCCGCCTTCTTTCCAGGTTTTATAGTCTTCCCATAGCAAAGCGATACTGGCAGCGAACGCAGTAACAAGCCCTACAGGAGACATCCAGAACGTGCTGTTAAGGATCCGCAGCGCTACCGTTAATGCGCCAAACAGCGTGATCAGTTCCCGCGTCTGCTTATCCAGTGATTTCCACCAGTCCAGTAGATCAGAAGTCCCTTCCATCAGCCGGGAGAATAACCGGGCAATAAGGTCACCCAGCCACAATACCCCTTTGATAGCCGCCGTCAGCGTCTGCTCAATTTTCGGGAAGTTATCGAGAATTTGACGGCGTAATTTATCCAGTGACCCAGCGAGGCCACCAGCCAGGTTAGCGCCGATTTTATCCCGCGCCATCCCTGCCATTTCGCCGAACGACCGAAGCGAGGTCATGAACCGGTTAGAACTTACCGCGGCCTGATCAGCATTAAAGCCGATCGCTTTCGCCATAGCGGAATATTCGCCGGAGAACCCGCCGACACCGCGCCGCATCGCCATCAGGGTATTTTCATCAATACCCAGCATGCTGGCGTACTGATTAGCCCGGTAATACGGCATGCTGCTAAGCTTCTGGCCTACCCCGGTGAAAATGCTCGCCATATCGCGCATATTGCCGCTGGCGTCGCGAGTTTGCACACCCAGGCGGTTTAGGAAACCCTCCGCGCCGGGATTGGTTCTGATAAACCGTGAAAGGCTCTCCAGCGAACTCATCGCCGAGTCAGCACTACCGCCAACCTGCGAAATGGCATAACTAACCTGTTTAAGCCCCTGCACCGTCGCGCCAGTGCGCTGGGAGGCCCAGTACAACTTGTCCGATGCCTGGGCTATTTTTGCCGTAAAGGCGACAACAGAGAGTGCCGCCGCTTCAACGGCGAACCCGGTTTTAATGGCGTTAGAAGTGACTCCCGCCAGCACTGCATTAAATTTCCGCTCGCCGCTTTCATCGACTTTGAAGCCGAGCGACACGAGAAAATCTTTAATCGTCTCAGCGTTCATTCGCCTCTCTCCATCTTGCGATCCGGTACTCGTTGTCAGCCTTCAGATCCAGCCAGTCATTCATTCTGGCGATATCCGCCAGGTCTACCGAACCATCTTTGAGCGCAGAGTAAGGGATGTACCCGGCATCTACCGGGCGCATCAGATAGTCTTCACCATCAGGCAAAGAATCCAGCGTCAGTCCGCTTTCGGGGTGGGCGTCGCGTTGTCGGGGAGTTCTGGCAAAAAATTTCCCAGGCTATCGGCGACCACCCGCGCCACCAGTTGCAGCATGCTGAACAGATCAATGTCATCAAACATCAATTCACCACTGCGGAAGACTGGCGTCCATTGTTTGCCGTTTTCACGCACCACCATAGCGAGACAGGGATGGATGATAGCGTTCGTGTCTTCTTCGGTGAGTTTTGACAGTTCGTCAGCGATACGCGGTAGCAGCGTGTTGAAAACTGGCTCCAACCGTTCCAAATTAACGGCTTCGCCACCTTCCTCTCCGCCTTCCGGAAATAGCTCTTTTACGCCACCAGCCGGAAGAAGATTTTTGATGCTGCTAAAATCAGTCATCAGGCCAGCGAGGATCGGTAATAATTTGCGGGATACCTTCAACTGTTCAAATACGCCCAGCTTATTGGCGCGGTAATTAACGCCTTTAATCGTGCATTCCATCGGTTAAAATTCCCCAAGCAGTTCATCAATTTTGATGCAGTCAAATACCCATGCGACCGTTCCGGCGACTTTAGGGTTGTTCCAGTCTGGTTGTTTCTGGAAGGCCACACCGCGTGCCGTGGCGATATCACCACTTGCTTTGTTACGGACGACAATGACGTTGTTCCCCCAGGTGGAAGAGGACTGGCTCTGCGCGTTGTACATCAGCGAAAGCTTTTTATTTACCGGGGAAGTTTTCAGCAACGTAACGGTAATCGTCCCGCTCTTGCCGCCGTGAAGGCTGTGCATACCCTCACCATCTGCGCCGATGGTCATGGTGTTTTTTGCCTCGGTCATCGCAACCACGATCCCCTCTTCGGAGTTCGCTGAACCAGCACCGAGTTCAATAGCTCCCGTAGGTCCAGCCAGGGAAGCCGAGATATCAAGAAACGAATAAGCAGACATCAGGACTCTCCTTAGCGAACCACTGTGATTGCCACGCTGCCGTAATGGACAGCACCAGCCAGTTTCCCGGCAACCTGAATCGGCACACCCTTACGCGCTTCACGATCGACCTGTAACTGGTCATCAACGTTTTCCGCCCAGGTGTAATAGCCTTTCGTCAGCATGTCGCCAGTGTTGAGCTGCCCCATCGGGCCACCCGTCCATTTGCCCGGCGCAAACAGGCCGTTCTGCACGGCTTTATCGAGCACCAGCTCAATGTTCGCAATACGGGTAGTGGTTCCGGCGTCGGTCTGTGGGATTTTGGTTGTACTGGTATAGAGCGTGTTGAAGTCGGCAGTCTGTACCGCGTTCTGTAGCCAGTCGAGGCCGTGACGCTCGTCGAAGAAGTCACCATTGCTCATGACGCCCTGCTCAAGAATCGCTGTATCGTTCTCGTAGTAGACGTAAACGTTACAGTTCTTCGCTTCCAGGTTATTGGCTTGCGACGTACCCAGCGTTTCGTAGGTGATGCCAGGCTCCTGTTTAAATTTCAGGGTGATCGTCGTGTTGCTGCCAGTGAAATCAACCGTGAACGCACGTGCAAAGGCAGAAAGTGCGGCATAGCGGCTACTGGTTGAATACTGAATAAACGTCCGGCTGTATTTCGCGGCTTTCAGTTTTGAGGCCAGATCCGTAGTTGTCGCCGCATCCAGGATCGTCGCTTCATCAGTGGTAATGCCAAAGATGCGGGAAACGGTAGATGCTTCAATCGCAGCGGAAACGGTGATGATATCGGCGTCATTCGGATAATCCGCTTCAGGCACTGCCAGATGCAGACCATACCAGGCGTTGTAGTCCATCAGTGCATTGACCGCTTCAAGAAGTGTTTCAACTTCGCCAGCTTCGCCTGTTTCAAGCGTCTTCACCCAGCGACCGACATAAACCAGTGTCGGCTGTGGCTGCTGAGAGAACCAGATAACAGCGGCTTTATACTCTTCGCTGTCCACCCCGAAATCATCACCAATATCATCAGGCGATGAGTAAGCCCGGAGGCGTTCGGCGATCGGGATGACGGTTGAATCACCCAGGATAAGCATCGAGCCAAAATTGCGCCCCTGCGCGGCCCGTGCGGAAAGCGTCACCGTCACGTTAGCGATACGGTTAAGGGGAAGCCCTTTTTCCATTTTAGTCTCCGGTAACTATCGTGACGTTAGGGCCAACGATAGATTTAACGTTGTAAGTACGGGTGTTTTTGCGGGAAAGGGTCACGGTCACGTCGTACCGGCGCACCCACTGGTTATTGATTAATTCGGGGAGGTTTCGTATATCTCCGGCATCCACCAGCGACAAACCTGTGATTCGTCGAAACGTATCTGAGTTTTGCTCAATGAATATTCCGTCACGGAAGCGCGTAGCCATCGCAGAACCACCAGGGCCGTAGAAACAGAGCAGAACCTGAATCCCTTCCCACGACCATTGCTCGCTCTGCTCTTCGCTTACCTGGATGTTTGCTGGCATGCCAGGCCGTGAGAGCGTGGAGAAGTTAAAACCGCACCACGTTTCCCCGTTCAGCGGTATCTTTTGCTGGGGATCCGTAAAGCGCGGGAAAACCATTTTTGCAGGCATCCCCGTAACTCCCCTCACCCAGCGACTTAGCTGTCGCTCCAGCTCTTCGTCGTAATCCGGCTCGCTGCCAACGGGCGTAAGGTATCCGGGCTCTGTGCTGTCGTTACTCAACGGGAATACCTCCGTTAAATTCGAGCAATTCGCAATGCGCCTGAACGAACCCGGCACCGTATCGGGTATATGGATCGACAAACGTCACACGGTAATTACGTCCGCTGTACGTCACGATATCGGCATCTAGTTCAGGTGTTGAATCACTGGCTGGCATCCCCTGCGTGAGCCGGAATTGCGTCACGATGAGAATTGCTCCGTTGATATTCTGTCCCGCCGCCATTCGTTTGGCTTCAAGAGAGCGGTCTACCGTCACCACACCAGAGAACGGGATAGCTTGAGCGGTGTTGGTCGGGTAATTATCTTCATCGACCGTTTGCACCTGCCGATGACAGACCAGAGAGGTATCCATAAAGTCCGGATCCAGCAGCACATCGGTAACATCGAGAAGCGGCATTATTTTTTCCTCACGACATACGTAATCGAACGCAGCAGGAACCCACGAGCATAAAGCGGCTTATCGCCTGGGATCGGCGGCTTTGCTGCCCTGCGGTTAGCAATCGTCTTATCAGAAAGGGGGGTAAGGCGATCGCCGGAACCGATCACCGCTTTAGAAGCATCACGGGCAATCTGTCCGGCGCTTTCGAGTTCCCGCATGGCTGCATCCGTTTTGCCCTCCATGGTTGCCTCTGCTGCGGCCTTCAGGTGTGCCGTTGTTCTGGGTAAAGAGTCTTCAATACCCATGTCCAGGAAAGGTCTGGGCGGTAGCGTCACTACCGCACCGTCAATTTCAATGGTTGCCCCTGTCGATTGCAGATAACCCAGCTCTGCGTTCGTCAGCGGAGCGTCTTCGCGCTTTGGGCCATCCGGGATACCCACCAGCACATCCATACCTGAAAGCTGGCGTAGAGACTCCAGAACAGACTCAGCGTTATCTGTGGTAATCGTTAATCCGGATTTCATTACGGCGTACCTAACTGAATAGCCCCGGCACCGAAGATCATGAGGTATTCCCAAAACTCTGAGCCATAGCGCGTGTTATTCCAGAAACCTGCATCCGGGTTAAGCGTCATGCTGGCGTCATAGCCCACTGAGACCTTATCCACTGATTTAGATGTCTGAACGCCACTATTCGCCCCACCTGAAGCGCCAACAGCAGCGCTTCGCATATCAGCCGCGTATAACGCCATGTAATGGGCGACAAACAGCTCTACTACGTAGGGGAAAATATCCTCACCAAACCGCGCCTCACTCATGAGGACATCCGCCAGATTCAATCTGACCTGAATCATCGGTGTCGGGTATTTATCTTCATCAGAAAATTGCGGGAAGTCGGTACGGAATTTCTCAGGCGTCGGCAGGCTTTTGTTTTTTGCCATTGGCTTTAGCCTCTTTGAGTTGTGCTTCAAGCTCGGCGATTCTGGCTTCAAACTCTGCAATGCGCGGATCGTCTACCTGTGCAGGCGCTTCACCATCGGGCGAGCAATGCGCTTTCACAAACCAATGCTCTGCAACAGCATCATCAACATCATGAAAACCTGCAGCGAATGGCGTTATTTTGTCGCCGTCGTTGAAATTAAACGCGGTCAGTACATAGATTTTCTTCATCGGGATTCCTTAGAAAAAAGCCCCTGTTAAGGGGCTATGCCTGGATTAAATGCCATCCATGTAGTTCAGGGTTTCCGGGTAAACCGGCTCAACCGCGCCCAGCTTGCCGTAGTAAGTCACCAACTGATACAGACCGCGATACTGGATCGGGACGCTCTGCAGCGGGACCATCGGGAAGCGCACAAACTTCTTATCGTTGGTGTAGGCCACCATGCGATCCGTACCGCCAACACCACGCCCCTTCATCCATTTAACCGGACGAATGTTCAGCGGTTTGCCGTTCTGGTGGTAAGCGATGGTGTTTGTCTCCAGATAAGTCAGAAGTGACTGGTTACCTGCACTGGAAACGATGGTGCTCGCCAGGAACGAATACTGTTCTGGCGGGATAAGCAAGTCTTCCGGCACTTTAGAGTAAGCAGAACGGGCCCATGCGTTGCTCAGTACCTGGTTAATGCTGGCGCGGATTTCATCTGGAGTTGACGTGGCCCACGTTTTAGTCGCGTTGGTCGGGGTCACCTGAGACAGGTTCAGCAGACCTTTCGCACCTTTTGCCGTGTCACCGATATAAACCTGCTCATCGGTATCCATATTCCATTTCAACTGCATACCGTCGTACTTCTGGGTATCGATAGGACGGCCTACCTGTGCCGCAGCATTCAGTTCGATAACGGTCCAGCCAAGCTCCATGCCCCATAGTTCCAGCGGGAAGCCCTTTTTCTCGATATCAACGTTGACGCCTGCAATCGCAGTGGCCAGCGGGCTGATCCAGTTTTTACCGTTAGCATTCGGTGTGCCGGCAGCCGCAAAGGTGGTGTTGGTGAAAGAGCTGATTTCGTCAGCGATAGACACGTCTTCGCGAAGTTGAATATCGCGGCTCCACGTCTGTGAGGTCAGCGGCAGGTTCAGCGTCTGATCCAAGCGCTCCAGCTCTCCGATGAGAAAGGCACCAGAACTGTCTACTGTTGCCTGGTCAAATGTCATTGGCATTTGCGATTTCCTTAAATGTTGAAGGCCAGTTCAATGTTGCCGTTAGCATCGCCAGGGCCATTGAAGTAAGCATTGGTAAGCTGGACAGTGTTATCGCCATCAGCAGCTGCCAGGAAGGCGCCCAGTGGGCTGGATGCGGTCGGAGTGGCTACACGCATATAAACCTCCCCACCAAGCGTAACGGCGCTTGCATCAGAGCCAAGATTTACCGTGACATAACCACGCTTCATGCAATCACCAGCAAAGTTGTAACCAGTACCGATCTGGCGAACTTTATCTGGCTGTGTTGTGGTCGGATAAGGACGGACGTAAATACCAACCACTACGGCTGCGGTATCCGATGCCTCGATCGGCACGAATTTACCTGCGGAGAACTTCCCGGCAAGGCCATAGGCACTGAATGCTTTAGTGCTATCCAGCGTTTGAGGTTCAACCGTCAGATCCTGCGGACGTGAGATTGCCCCGGGGATGCCCGCAGGCATCCGGTAGAGAAAAGTGTTATCCATTTAATGCCCCGTTAGCGTTTAGCCCAGATTTCTTTCGCGGCGGCGTTGATCTCCGCGATGGTTTTGGTGGTATTGGTGTTCATTGAGCGGAAGCCGTCAGCGGTTTTAGCTGCGGTATTACGATTTTTCGCCACTTCAGACACGGCGTTAAACGCCATATCAACGGTCGCTTTTTTCAGTTTGGTGATATCAGCATCACCGACGATAGAACGCACCATCGCCTGATCGGCAGTTGATAGCACCGAGCGCTTGAAGGCGGTAGGCTTTGCCTTTGACGGTAACTGGATACCCGGTTGAATCAGATCGGCACGATAAGCGGCGTCACCTGTAATAGCGCCTTCCTCTTCTTTTTTCTCCTCCTCGTCCTCCTCATCGCCAGTAGCGGAGGCTGCAGGAGTTAGCTTGGCGACCGCGGCGATCAGCGCTTTACCCCATTCCGGGATGTCTTCCTCGGCGTCACCTGTTCCCGGCAGTGTTGGCGCTGGCATTGGGTTTTGAGGTGATAAGTTAATAACCACACCACCAGGAGTGACAGACGTTGAAACATCATCATCCCCAGTCACGCTATCTGGCGGATTATCAATCAAGCTCGCCATTTCGGCGGCATCGTTGGTTTTGCGGGCCTTAAGAAGCCGGGTAAACCAGTGTTTAGTAGTGCTAGGCATAGCATCCCCTATTTTGCAACGGAAACCAGCCCGCCCATTAGGGACGAGGGCCAGATGGTTACCGGTTATCGCAGATTGATTTGCGAGGCCGGGTGAAATTTGTTCGTAATCTGCGTCATAACCGCAGCTCACCTCATCATCGCCATCATCAATGGCCTGAAGTGCTTCAGGACTTTTAACAATGACATCAGCAAGTAGCAGGTCTGATTTATCCCCCTCACCGCGCCTGACGTTCTGGATGTGTCCGTGTGCCAGTTGCCGCCAGTTTTCAGGGGAAACAAAAATGATGTCGCCATTAAAATCGCGTGGATGGCCTATCGTTACCGCCATCCCTTCAAACGAGGCCATCGCGCGTTCGCTGAAAACTTCTTCAGGAGTTCGGCGGACAATGATTTTTCCCCACACGCCCGGGGTTAGTTCTGGCCTTTCGGTTTTGTCGTACTCCTGCTCGCCAGTGCGCCCAATAGGCACATCCTTGAACAGCACAGAACCATCAGCGAGCTGGAAACGGGTGTTCCCCAGTCGGGTTTTAAAGAAATATTTCATGGGTTACCTGCTGAATGGCGGGCATAGAAAAGGCCGCTCAGCAGCAGCCCGGTCGAATGGGATAATTGTTCAAAATTGGCGTCTATTTAACATAATGGTTCTTACCCGCACCGCCAAAAATGGACTGGGTTAAAATGTCCTGTTAGAGCCTCATAACCAGCAGTTTTCCAGCCGGAAATTCAGCTTTTTTTAATACAACATTTTCGTAACATTTAACGGCTATTGAGGTTCAGCCAAAAGGCGATATGAAAGCCGTATTTTTTACTTTCTCGGCTCAGGGATCTGCACTTCTGACCAGCATTTGCAATTCGGAAGGCATCCGGCGTGTCCGGTCATGCCATCGAGCGTCGGAGGGTTATCCCAGCGAACAAACTTATCTTTCATTTTTCGGTGTGATGGTCGAGTGCCTGCGCCTTCAATCCTCCACCAGTACCCCTCAGAACCAACAGCCAGAGCACGCGCTTGCGTCAATGCTCCGGTAGCTCTGCCAATTTCAGTACGAGCAATCATCTTTGCCCTGCTGGCTGCAACGCCTCCAGTCTGCATGATCATCTCGTAGAGTTGCTCTGGTCGTTCGCCTCTCACTACCGCCTCAATTGCCCGTGACTGGATGTCTCTCACCCGGTCAGCGGACTCAAGGGGGAGCGATTTCATCAGCTGAACTTGCCGATATACGATATCCTGCGCTACCTGACCAACAGGCGTATTCCCTACCACATCACGCAGGCCCGCGCCGATTTCCTCAGATACCGATCGCCACTGTTGCCACTCTTCACGCTCAACCTGCAGGAACATTTTCCGGGCAACCATTTCCGCCCAGTTATCCAGTAACACTGAATAATCAACTAGCGTACTGGCTGTTCTATCAGCGCTTGCCTGTGAACCATCGTAAGAGCCCGCTACGATTTCCCCTATCTGGTTTGCTATCGCCAGTAGGCTCTTTCGGTATTGGGTCTCCGAACGTCGGCGGAGGGCTGGTTTCAGATTCATCCTCCTCCCACTGGGACTTCGCATTTTCTATGTCCTCATCTGAAATTGACGCGCCAACGCCAGTCACATCCGACATTTCTCGAAGGTCGGTCAAGGCAGCGGCGGGAGACATACCCAGGTCACGCACAGCAGTAGCCAGCGCGGAGGTTGTGTTCGTCGCCACCGTGGAGCGATCAAGGTCGCTCATCTGCCACAGGGGATTAAACTCAAACGTGAAATCTTCCGGCAACGGTTCGCCAAACTCTGAGCGATGCAGTACATCGAATAACAGGCGGATGTGAGGCCGTAAATCTCGCTCCTGCAGAGTTCCCACGTCATCGTAGTAATTCGCCAGGTCAGCATCACCGGTTGAAAAACCCTTCGGCGACTGGCGGAACAAGCGGACCAACGGGATCCCCACAGCCCCCGCGATATCCTCTTTAAATTCACTAAGCAGATCTGACAGACCAGCAAAAGAATAGGAGTGGGTTTCAAAGGTGTCATCGGCATCAAAAAGCGACATCCCCTCATTTGTCTGATACTGGCGAACCAATTCCATTTGCTTAACCAGCGCTTCGAATGGTTTACCGCCCATGGCGATAATCTCACGCAGCTTCTTAATTTTTGCCGTACGTAGATGCGCCTTATAGGCCAACTGAGCAGCGCCAACGCTGGTACTGTCGTAGGAGGTCAGGCGGTCAAAAATACGTTCAACAACAGACATGCCCCACTCGTTCTCGGTGATTTTCTGCTGGTAAGGCAGTTTCACACCATCCATGCGAATCAGGCGACTATGGTGAACAGTCCACGCAGGAAGCCCCTGTGCCGTCGTCACGATGTCGTAGAACTCAGGTTTACCGAGGTTAGGCCCAAGCGCTTTTATGCGCCTGGTAAGCTGCGGGTTAATCATCCAGCGGTCAAGAACAGCTAGGCCTTTGAAACTGCCTTTCCCTACCTTGTCCAGCATCAGTGGCGTCAGTGGTGCTTGCCCTTCAATCAGAATCAGCGCTACGGCCCCGCCATATAGTCGTGACCACTTCAGCGTTTCGTTGATGCAATCCCACAACTGAAGTTCATCAAAACGTGATTCCAGAATGCCACGACGTTTCGGGTCAATCTCACTGGTGATGCGAACGCCCTTTTTGGTCATATCGTCCGCTTTTGCATCGACAGCGGCACCAATGATCCAGGAGGAACGGTACGCGTACTCAATCAGCAGGCGGTTACGGCTGGTATAGTTCGCCCGGTATGTAGATGCTGCATGCTGGTTCGGCTGCTGCATGCCAACACGTGCAATAAAGTTATCGTACGAATCCGCCGTGGCGACTCGTCCCGTTTTCTTCGCCATGGTTATGCTCCGAGTTTCGCCCAGATATCCATCGCCGTATTCATAGGCGCATAGTTGATCATCACTGAGTCGGCGAGGTTAGGTGATTTCGTTCCATCCGGCTGTTTATCTACAAGGATTTTGCCGACGGCATTCTTTGACCAGGTAGGCTGTGAAAGCTCCATGAGGAGACGGTCCTTGTTTTCTATCTTGCTACTGATAGAAATGATCTCATCAGGGTCATATTCCATGCCCTGCAGTGCGCGGTAGGTATTGCGGAATAATTTACGAAGATGCCACCAGCTCTGCGCCTTTGCGTTAGCAAAGAAGTCCTTATTCAGGCGGGCAGGTTTCCCGTTGTCGCCGGGAACGGCTTCATCTTCCGGATCGAAAACACTACCGCTACCACGGAAAGGCGTTGCGGTGATTTGTGGCAGGCGTTCACCAGAACGAAGTTCGTTAATAACACGAGCATCACCGCGGGCACCTGCCCCCAGACCATCCTCATCAAACCGGAATTCATCAAGCCCAAAATCATCACAATAGCCAAAGACCTTCACCACTGAAGCGTAAATGTCGCTACCTTCGCCTGACCATTCTTTGACGTCCTGCAGGAGGAATCCGTAACGAGCTGAGAACCCGTTTTTATCCTTGCCCTCGTCCGCAATATCCATCGCGCCGAGGCGTTGACCACTGGGCTCAATACCCAGCTTGATATGAGCGTCTACAGCGGCCTGAACCCATTCAGAAGGAATCAGGATGCCTTCGGCTGATGCCTGATAGTTGAGGTCCAGCTCCTGAGCAACGATGACCGGGTTATCAATTTTCTCGCATTCTTTCCGGTACCATTCGTCATCCTTACGCGGATCGCTGCGCCAGTGGAATGTGAATACCGGGATTTTGCCGCTATGCCGTTTCTGAGCAAACGGGTTATTCATACCGTTCACCGATGAAAGATCGATACGGCAGCGCGTCGTTTGAGATAATGCGGCATCTATCAGCAGTGGGCGCTGCAGGAACGCCGCTTCATCCACGAAATAGAGAGTGGTTCGGTCACCACGTCCAATGTTATCGCCAGCCTCGCCTTTGATAACGGCTCCTGTCGTCGGGAACTCCACGCGCATATAGGGCGCATGCTTTTTCTCACTCCAGTCACCACGGAATTCAACGGGCAACAGCTCAACAAACTTTCGAGCCTTCCAGAACAGCGCTTTAGGGTCACCAGTGCTGTCTACGTATTCCTCTTTACGGGAACCGAAACCAATAACCATTTCTTTGTTAAAGAGACATAGCGAACAGGCCAGCCCGATTGACGTCCAGCTCAGCCCCATTTCGCGGCTCTTTTCTGTCAGCCCATGTTCAAGCTTGCTGCGCCTGTCCATTATCCAGTTAATCCACTCCTCTTGGCGTGGGAACAACAGAAACGGGATAGTGGCAGGCAGACCGTAGTCGAGGTTTCGTGGGTCGGTCGTCATCCCCCAGTCGATAATGAACTGGGCCGGATCGTCACGATAAAACTGTTTGAGTGCAGGGAGCGCTGCAGGGTTTTGTCTGATGCGCTGCAGGCGCTCCATCCTCCACTCAAAAACCATGTTGTAGTCAGGATTTTTGAAATCAAAGGGGAAAGGCAGCGGCATAGATAATTTCCTAAAAAACGCTCCGATTTAACATAATGACTGTTACCCGCACCCGCCGGATCCCTCCCATGATGAAATGTCCGCCAAAGGCTTATTTCACCCGGATAAGTGGCAAAAAGTGCGTGAATAAAACGTGCATAAACAGGGTCAAAAAGTGCATAGGGAAATTTTCAATTAAAACGCCCATTTCCATGACTTTTAGCCCATGAGCTTTTTGTAAGCTTCAGCAGCTTCCTGCGGTGAAAGGTTTGTTACTTCAGTCTTGATAGGCCCGCCATCTTTGCCAGTGCTTTCAACCTTCAGGCGGTTTGTGTAAGCATCACCAACCTCTTTTGCTGCTTGCTCCAGAAGTTGCGCAGTCATACCAAGGTTTTTCATATTCTCTGCATTCGTCGCCATGCGATTAAGCACGCGAAGACGATATGCCTTGTTGGCGATCGGAATATCTGATATTTCAGTCTGAAATCGCTTACGAGTATCAAAAAATAGCTCCACCCACTTCTTAGCCAATTTCCTCCCGCTAACCTTTGTTGGGTCGTGCGTTTCAACTTGTTGCGGGGATACCTTAATTCCAAATTCTTTTTGGACGGACTCGACTACTACAGAGAGACTATCAAAGCATGCAAGCTGCTGAATGATGAAGGCTTTCACCTCTGGTTTTAGTGCAGCCATTTTTCACCATCCTTCAAACCTATTCCAAAATTTATGCCAGCCTCAGCATGCAAGTCCCGCACGCCCTGGCAACATCGAGATGAGCAACCTCCGCCGGCCTGTTTGCCGCATCAACCAACTCCTGCACATCATTACTTGCGCCGTAACGCCTGACCACGCCAACGAACTCTTCGACATCGTGTCCGCGCAGAGTAAGAACTGGCATCCCGGTCTCTTTGTTGAACTTAGGCGCGCCGAAATCATCGGTCGCCTGGGCAATGTGGTAAAGCTCATGCTCCACCAGCGCGCAAAATTCAAGGTCGCTGCACTGTGAACAGTAATCGGCCGCCAGCGTGATGATGAACTTCGGTATGCGTCCGAACCATTCATACATCTGCTGTTCCATTCTGGCTTTCTGCCAACCTCCGGCGCGAAGCATTACCTGTTCGGCCTGACCGAGAACATAGCGACCTTTCTTCGCGAAAGAATCAGACGCCCACATAAAGCAGAGGTCAGCATCGAGAAGATGCCCATGGTCTGGGTTGTAGATGCTTCCGGTGTCGATGAGTATTTGCCGGCTAACCCACTCATGCACTTCGTTGGCGGGAATGAGTCTGGTGTATGGCTGCCAGTTATCGGAACCGATGAAGTTAACCGGAGGATATGGCCTGCTGACATTAATGGTGGTCACGCTTCCCCTCCTTACCATCAAAGAAAAAACCACCCGAAGGTGGTTAAAGCTTATTGAATGCAATGCAGTGAATTCTGAGGTTTTCGCGCAACCTACCTTTCTGCTCCATCAAATCTTCAAATACTTCATGAGGGGATATCGAGTTGTCACTAACGTAAGTTTCGCTATGGGAATACTCAGGGAGGTGTTGTCCCGTGATTGCATCATATGCATTCCAGGAAAAAAACCAGTTTTGCTTTGCCATACTCATCTCCTATGTACAGATAAGTATTGTGCATTATCGAAGCCACTCTATGGAATGGCCTCTGTAATGCTTACTGCAAACACTGCGTTCGAATGTAGTCCTGCAAGTAGTTTACTTGCCCGATGATGGTAGCGATCCGCTCTCTAAGGGTGAAATAATCCCGTTGAGCGGAGTCTGTAAGTCTGGGGCCGGAAGCATCGCCCACGCTGCCGGAGGTGGTCGCTCCATTTTTTGGACAGGTGGCGTTGAGACGCAACCCACACTTGCCAGAGCTAACGCAACGCTGCAGATCTTCAAGCTGGCTTTTCGCATCTGCTAACTCCTTCGTGTATTTAGCATCCAATGCGGCAACGTCTCGCTGCCGGGTCTGCATATCGGTGATAGTGGCGTTCGCCAGTTCCAGCGCCTTAACCTTTTCATCACGCTGCCGTTTGAATTCGGTTGCGTTGGTGTAGTAGTGGTTCGCCAACCATCCAAGGCAGACGATCAGGCAGATAATCACTGCGCTTATAATGGCTGTGATACGACTCATTTTTGGCCCCACAAACACACTTCACGCTCAATCTCCCGCCGAGTTACCAATCCCTTCCAGATCTTTTTCCCCGCGTAAATCCAGACGCGCAACTGCTCACAGGCACCTTTCGAATCGCCCTGGTTGATTTTGCGCAGCAGCGTTGAAGTCTGGAAGCTGCCAGCACCAACGTTATAAGCGAACGAGTAAAGCGCCCCGCGCATCGTTTCAGGGATTGGCTTTTTGATGTACGGGTTAATCTGACGGGCGACGGCGTTGAGGTCTTTATCCAGAAGAGCATCACACTCTGATTTCGTGTAAGTCTTACCAAGCATGATGTCTTTGCCTGTGTGTCCATAGCAGACAGTCCAGACGCCGACCACATCCTGATAAGGCTGATACCGCACCCCCTCAAGACCATCGTTACCCGTAGGACCAGTGATAAGCGCAGACGCTATGGCAATTGCGCCACCACCGACCGCAGAAAAAACATATTTTCGCAAGGATTGATTCATCACTCTCCCGCCTTTTGTAATGCCTCAACAACTACGCTTGCCGCCGCTGGGCGTTCATGGTGAGGTTTGTCACTGACGCCTTTCAGGTAGTCATTGACCATCTGAGTACGCTTTTCGTCTTCCCGGCGCTTTCGTCGTGCATCTACTCGCCCGTTAATGTATGACGCAAGGGATATAAGTAAGCCGACAGCACCAAAGAACATGTAAACAACATCCTGGGTGGTAAAGCCCAGCGCTGCGGCAAAGGTCCCTACCCACGCAAAGAATTGCGTGAAGATGTTCCCGGAATCGTTCATTTTCATAGTCTCTCACCTCGCGTAGTTAGCGGGTGCTGTGTGTGCTTGAAAGGGTCAGGCCCATCGGACTGATTTAACAACGAGCCATATCGATGATGATTTCCGTGAGCCTGAAATGAAAAAGGCCGCCAATCGGCGACCTTCAGAAAGTGATTTTCAGATACAAAAAACCCCGCTTGCGCAGGGTTTCAGGTTTCATTTTTAGTTGCTTATCGGCGCTGCCATCGTGGCGCAGCTCTGCCAAGCATGAGCGAATTATCTGAGATTCTGAGTAGTTATCAACGACCGGGGGAGTAAATAGCACGAATTGCTAAAAACAGTTCCCGATAGTTTTACTCAGATTTCAGGCTCTGGCGTACTGCAATGAACGTTTTCGCCTGGAATATTTGAAGGCACCATTTAACACGCTCTCTCGCCATTGGCGGAGTTAGCCAGGGAGCGGCATGCTGCAGCTCTCGCGCCAAGTCAGATATTTTTTTACGGGTGGTGTAATAATTCATCCCTATGACGTAGACCGGATCCTCTAACTCAAAGGTTCGGAGTACAGCTTGCTCTATGCAGTCGGCATCATCATGTCGTTCGGCTTTCTCTATCATGTCGCTTAGTGTGGTAGGCCATAGTATTGCTCGCGCCCTTCCCATTGCCTGAGGGCCGCTAAAGCCCTCTTCTCTCGCCTGTTTCAGCGCCTCGGTTATGCGCGTTAGCTGACTTTCATCCCATCCATCTTCCTTCAGTTTCCCCCAGAATTGATTGCAGTTCTGAAGGCGATACTCTGCGCGAGTTTTACCGCCGACACACTCTCCCCATACCGTTAAAAGTGATTTAATCCATCCGGCCTGAACGGAAGTCAGCAGCAGGGATCGACCCAGCCAACGCTTATGCGGTGCTGATGCCGCTTTTTGAATGGCAGAAATATGATTACGTTGTTGGCGCGGAGTCATCCCTTCACCTCATTGTTTAAAATACGTCCAGGAATAATTTCGAATGAGTTGTTGCACTGATTACCCCAACGATCCCAGCCAGGCCAGGAGTCGCGAGCAAACAACTCGACGCGCCGAACATCCCCGTAAAGCAACTCCAACCGGTGACGAACTTCCCACGGTTTTTCGCTGTGCTCTCCGAGGCAGGTGTATACAACTTGTTTAATGGACGCATTGACGCGCTCAAGACCAATACCGCGCGTAGCAATCAACAGATCCTCTGTATTGGCGCGGGTGTAATTTCCCCCGTTCATTCGGGTTTCGTTGTTGAGCATGGCAAGGAGATCGCTGAAGTCCACCAGCTCACCTGATTCAAGCGCCGTATTAAATCGGCGTTCAGCGTACTGATTCAGCTTCACCCAGGTAAAACCTTTCATGGTGCGTACACGGAACCCCCAGGCTTGAGCAAGCTCTATCGCCTCTTCTGTATGCGTTCCCGTGTACCACATTGCAAGCACGGCATCTTTTGCGGCTACTTCCCAGACAGGAATACGCTTTATGTCTTCTAACTTCATTGTTGAGTAGTGGTCGCTGGCTGCACCGTTGCTCGCCTTATTTTTGTAGTCCCACGGCGGATCGACATAAATAAGTTGATAACTCATGCCCCCTCCCCAAGTTCACTAAGAACCTGTTTAAGCAGCTCAGCCTCAGTCCCGAAGTTTTGTTCCCATGATTTGCGCCCGGCATGAACGGCAACGCCATAACCACCAGTGCGGTGATGCGCATGGCATAGAGGGATAACGTGGAAATTATCTGCACGAACAGATAACCCAGTGCCGGAACTGCAATGATGAATTTCAGCAGGCGATTCGCCATAACCTAAATTACGGCAAACAACACAGCCCAATGCAGCCACACGGCTAAGGTGTAGCTTTTCTGATTTGGTTTTGGATTTGCTCATGCCATACCACCAGCACAAGCAGAGACACCGCGCTTTGACGTGCGGTGTGAATTGGCATTACTACTTTTTTGCGTCATCACTTTTCTCCAGTGATGGCGCGATAGGTTCGGTGTTCAGCCGAGGTGATTATTATAAATCAGCTTCTATCTTTCAGAAAGTAGCTTTTGCATTCCTCGTGAGAGGATTCGGTGTTCTTTATTTCTCCTGACTCCATTGGAGTGAGAACATAAACGCCACCAGGAAGACTATCCAGCACGTAACTACCAGGTATGCGGATCGCCTCTAATAATTCTTCTTCGTTCATGAGATGCCACCCTATGAATATATTTTTTCATCAGTGGTAACTCTTCCCGAACTGCAATTAATACTTGTCACATTACCCCCAGAGCGACATTCAGACGCACAAATCCGGCAGTGGCATCAGAGGGAATGCACGCTACCAATAACCAATTCTCAGTAAAACCAATCGTCAGCGCTTTCCCACGTCTCTTGCAGGATTTGCTCTACACGTTTTTTATCGCCGTCAGCACCGCCCAGAACGCTCAGCCCATCGTTACTTGTACGTCTGATTGTGAGCTTACAGTCATCATACGACTGGGATAATCGACGCAGCAGCTCTTTCTCAAGGGCTGGCACCGCACCATCAGGGAGTTTTTTGTCCTTAGCAATTGTGAGTTCAATTTTCAT